ACTCCGCGGGCCGGTACGGATATTGATAGGGCGGGTTGGCCACCGCGGTATCGTACGCGCGTAGACGGGCAGCGAGTTCGGCGTTGGCGCGGCCTGCCTGCATCGCTGCCAGATACCAACTCTGCAACTCGCCCAACTCCGCCGCCAGGCCAGTGGCGTCGCGCTCCAGTTGGTCGCGCTCTTGCCGCAGCCGTACAAGTTCGGCGCGGTAGGCATCGCACTGCCGGCTGTAACGGCGGGCGATTTTCATGGCCGCCGCGAGTCGGGCGCGCAGTTCGCCCTGGCTGTACTGGTTCAGGCGGAATATCTCGCGCTTGGTCAGCCACGCCCGGTTGTGTTTAGCCATGTCACACCGCCTCATGGGTCACGATGCAATACCGCGGCGCAGGCGCGTGACGTTTGGTTTCGGTAAATTCGCTCGGATGCAGCGGCGTGACAAGCGCCTGCCGTCTGCGTTCCGCGAGGTCTGCCACGGCGGTCAACTCCGCGGCCAGGTCTGCGTTCTCGCGCCTCACCCGGCGCAATTCCACCAACGCCGCGGCGTGCTTGTCGCGCAACTCCAGATGTGCGCGGTACCAATCACTCCACGTCATCTCCGTCCAATAGTCGTACTGCATTTCAGTCCACCTCCGTCACGCTGCGGTAACTGTCCGGCAACGGCTGCCGCAGCCTGCGCTGCTGCAACAGCACGGCTTGCGCTGCCGCATAGTATTCGTTGCGCAGGTCGCGGCGGCGGTCGGGGTCTGTCTCTGCCAGCCACAGGGAATACGCGGCGTCGGCATCGTCGCGCAGGTCGTCTAGCGTGGTGCGCGTGTCAGGCATCGGTGTCCTCCACGGCCTCATACGTTGCCCTGAATATGTCGTCTTTGCAGTTGTACTTTTCTCCCTTGATGCCGGTGATAATCCAGTCGCCGGCGATGACGTGCATCTTGCCTTCCAGCGTATCGATGTAGCCCCATGACATGTCCCGCGGTTGCAGACCATTTTCAGGCCACGCTACCACTCCCTCCGGCCACGGATGTTGAGTCGGGTCAAACTGCACGGCTTCCACGATGACGGGCCGCTTGCGGAACTTAGGCATGGTCGCTGTCCTCCTTGTGTTGCAGAATTGTGATTTGGCTGATGCAAGCCCACGGTATGCTGAGCGCACAACGCACATCGCCGCCCGCAAACACCTGCGGCGCAAGGGTGATGCCGTCGTCGGTCATCCGCATCACCTGCCCGTACAGCCAGCCGCGCACGATGTCAAACTCGTAGTTGGCGCTCAGTTGCTCGGCATGGATGCCCCAGTCAACTGCACAGATTTCCACTACATCGCCCAGGGCGGGCCGCGGCATATCCATGGTGTTGGCGTCAGGCATTGTCCTTGCTCCCGGTGTAGGCTGCTCTGTTCCAGCGCTCCAGTTTGTCCAGGTCGCGGCGGCTGGGCTTGCGGCGTAGCGTGACGCCACCGGCACGGCGCTCTATCGCGGCTCGCACCTCGTCACACCACACGCGGTACGGGGTAAACTCGCGCGCGCCGAACGGGTAGGCGGCAAACAGGATGCGGCGTATCTCCGTTTCGTCCGTGGCCGTTACGCCGTCCAGCGCGCGGGCGATGGCGGCGCGGGCCGCTCCCCTCCACTGTCGGTTACGCATGGTCGCTGTCCCCCCGTGCTGTCACCCGTAGGCTTTTCGACCCAGCCCAGGCGATACACCACAAGCCCAGCCACACGGCGACGGCAGGCCAGCGCCACCAGTGCATCAGGGCCGCGGCAACTCCGGTAATGCCAACTAGCGTCAGGATGTCATTGGCGTTCATGCGAATCGTTACCATCATGGTTCGTCTTCCCCCTGTAATGACACAACGCCGTGCGTACAATCCAGATTTGTGCAGACCCACCACCCGCCGTGGCCCAAACATTGGTCACAGCGCAATACATCGCCGGGTGCATACCACATCGGGTCGTCCTCGTAGGCGTCAAACCAACCGTCATCGCATTGGCCGCATTCCTCCCATTCGAGTTGTTGCCCACAACGCGGACAGGTAGGGATTTCGTCGGGTGCGTCGATACCTATCATGTGAGTTTGCGTCATGGCTGCCCGTCCTCCGACCAGTGTTGCACGCCGTCCTCGTCCACCCAGTTCGTCACGTCGTAGTCCGGCACGTCCGGCGCGTCGCGCTGGCCCAGCGAGAGCAGCATCCGCCGCGCCCACTCCGCACCCGTGTAGCCGTCGGCGTCGTGCCATGTGGAATGGGTGCGCCAACGTTGGCGCGAGCCTGGCTTGACTTGGATACGGGTAGGTCGCGCGGGGTCGATTCTGTACTGCTTGCCGCTGTGTAGGTCGTTGACGATGTTGGTCACGCTGCCACCTTCTCTGCTCTCGTATTCCACCAGTCGAGAAATTCTTGTTCGGTGTGCATGTGGTCAGGAATCCCAATCGCCAAGAGGCAGTTGGGACACCAGATAACCGGCGGCTCTGTCCATCCGTCCGCATCATCCCAATTGTCGCGTTCCAGCTCTACCTCGCCCCCGCAGAACGGGCATGGCTTCAATGTCGTCGTCACGCCGTCACCCCCTCTTTCTCGCGCTCCCTGCGCGCTACCTGCATGTGCGGCTGCGCCATGGCCACGCGCGCCGACGCGGTCATACCGTCACCCGGCCATTCATAGACTTGCGCTCCAATACGGCGCTGTAGAAGCGCAGCGACGTTTCATCAAAGCCCAGCACGCCGTCCCCTTGCGGGCCGAAACGGTTCTTGACCACATGCGCGTTGATTAGTTCCCGCGGCTGTGTCTTGTCATAGCTCCACGGCCTGACCAGGATCACGATGCAGGCCGCGTCTCGTTCGCCGCCATGCATCAAGTCGCGCATGGAGGGTACTTTCTCACCCCGGCTTTCGATGTCCCGGTTGAGTTGGCTCAGCGTCACGACCGGACAGGCGAATTTCTTGGCGAGCGTTGCCAGGCCGCGGCTGATTTTGTTCACTCGCTTGGATTCGTCGCGGTCAAACTCGCCCGCCAGTTCGGTGTAGTCAAACAACACCAGACTGATTTTCACGCCGTCATCGGCCAGGGCTTTGAGTTGCGCCGTCATATGCTCCAACGTCGGGCCGGAACTCTCATCCACAAACACGCGCTTGTCGCCCATCTGCTCCAAGCGCCGGTCTAGGCGTTCGTACTCCTCGGCAAAACAATCGTTGGTCTGCACCCGCCAGAAGCTGATCCTCTCCACGGCGCACGCCTCGCGCAGCATCAGCGATTCGCCGTCCATCTCGGCGCTGAAAATGCACACGACGCCGGGGTCGTTGCGGGCGTCCATCTGCTGCAAAACGGTGTACACCAACTGCATCCCGAAGGCCGTCTTGCCCACGCCGCTGCGCCCGGCGACGGTCAGCAATTGCCCAGGCTCCAAGCGCACCAGATCATCGAGCGAAGGCAAGTTCAGGCGAAAGCCCACCTTGCCCTGGCGCATGGCCGCCAAGCGGGTGCGGGCGCGCGCCGCCGCAAAGTGAGACGGCTGCAAGTTCTCTCGGAAGAATAGGTCTATGTCTAGTGCTTCGTTAGCTACCATGCTGTGCGTCCTCCCAGGGGACTAGGGTCAAGCCCGCGCCGGTTCCGTTGTTGGACTGATTGAATGTGCCACTCGCCACCATGACGCCGATTTTGTAGAGTTGATCCTTGCCCGGCATCTTGTTGGCAAAGTTGGCGCTGTAGCTTTTCCAAGCCTGCTCCAAGTCGTGCATCATTTCATCGCTGTTGAAGCCCAGGTTGTAGAGACGATAGGCGTCATCCCGAAGCTGATCCTCCAACCCTTCATCGCCAGGGTGATCCACCAAGTAGACGTACCCGCTGATACGCTTGACGTGATTGGTGAGGGTGGTCAAAAGCCGCGGCTCCACTCCCGAATAGTCCCGCCGTAGGATACGCGCTGCCTTCTGGTCTGCCGCTTCCGCCTGCGTGCGCGCTCTCACTCTCTCTTTCACTGGCGGATCAGATGGCGGATCATCTTGCATCGGCGCGGGGACTGTACTTGCATCCGTGCTAGTACCCCCCCTTGCGTCCGCGCCAGGTACTTGCAGATTGCAAGTACCCCCCAGCACGATCCGATATTCATTTGACCGGTTCCGTGCGCCCTGCCAGCCCCCCTGTGAGACGAGTTCAATCACGCCATCCTCGATCAATTCGTGAACAACCCGCCGCGTCTGGTCAACAGACAAACGCGCCTTTGCCGCCAGCGTAGCCATAGATGGAAAAATGCTGCCCCCGTTGTCATCGGCAAAGTCTGCCATTGCCAACAAAACCAGGAGCTTGGAGCCGCCCACGGTTGCGGTCTGCCAAATATAACTAAGCGTCTTGATGCTCACGCCGCCACCGTCCTGTAGGCGCTGGCTATACTCGCCATTGCCTCGCCCACGGTGTAGGCGTCTTTGCCCAGGTGCATGACGGCGACCTGGTAGCGGCGCATGTATTGTTCGGTGACGTGGCGGGCGAGTCCTTCCTCCGCCAGTTTGCAGGCCAGCCAGAAGCCTAGCCGGTTGCGTTCCCCCGCCGCCGCCTTGCCGATGATGGTGTCCGTCACATGGTCAGGGTCAAAGGTGTTGCTGGGTGGAGCCACCCGCCACGGCGTAGGCAAAGCCGCTTGCGCACGGCGCTGCTCATTCCGCATCTTGGCATAGCGGCGCAACTCGGATAGCGGTAGACAGGCGTCGGGGTTGAACCAAATGGCCTCTGGCCTGGTCAGCATGTAGAGCCTGCCATTGCCGTAGAAAAAGTGGGCCGCGTCTACGCACGCCGGATCGCTACCGTCAAAGAGGTCGGACACGACTTGGATGGCGGCCTTGTAACCGTCAGCGTTAGTGATCGGTTCGTCAAGAATGAAGATGACGCGAGCCCGTGGTGCGTCGGGCTTGTGGCTGGGCGTCTCGTGGACAATGCCGCCGTAGGCCACCACAAGCGGGTGTTGAATCAGCGAGTCCAGAGTAGCGCGCTCGTCGCCGCAGTCCATGTCAATTGCGATGTGCTGCGCCAGCAGGAAGTTCTCTCCCTTCCGCTTGCCGTCCATCCACGGGCAGTATGCATGGCCCAGGTAGATGGCATTGCACAGCCGGATCACGTCCAGTTCCATGTTGACAAAGCTGGAGTTGAACGATTCCCACTCAATTTCACGACCGGGCTTTTCCACGAAGCGTTGGCGGTTCACGGCGATTTTAAGCACGGGGGATTTGTCCTTCCAGCCACCGCAGCCGCAGGTAAAGCCAGGCGCGAAACAGCAGCGCCCACGGGCCACGGCTAGACGATAGCGCGTCAATTTGCCAGTGACACAGGTCGATGGCTAGGGACAATTTGCGGTTGAACGTTTTGGGACGGGAAGCGCGGGTTGTGGTATCGTTGTCTTGCACAGGGAAGCACTCCTTTCCTGGGCCAGACCACCGGGCGTTACCAGCGTCGCGGTGGTCACTTTTTTTAATTGGTGCAGGTGTAGTATACCACATGGCAAGCCAATCCTCTAACTGTCAAAGCCGTCCTGTAAACTGGCAACCCCCGCGTCGCGTGCGGCGAACAGGGCCACCTGCTCATGCCCCGCGTCGGTCAGCCGGTAGGCGTAGCGGCTCAGGCGGCCCGCGTGTTGGCGGCCCCCGCCGAGCTCGCGCCGTTCCACCATGGCCATGGCGTACAGGCTGCCCCACGTCCAGCCGCTAATGCCCAGGCCGTTCGACTGCACCCAATGCCGCCACACGCCGGACGCTGTGCGTATGCGCCGCAGGGCCGCGAGTTGGTGGTCAGTGAGTTGTGTCAATGTGTCCCCCCGCCCCCAGGCTTGCGCGGTACGCTCAGCGGACCGCAGTACAGAGTGTTACGCGCCGGTTCGTCAATGAGTAGCACCGCGTTCCGTTGCGCCAGCGTCACGCGCCGGCGACCGTCCCCCAGCATCGTCACGCAAATGAGTTCGGGGACGACGTTGCCATCCAGCCATAGCCAATAAAACCCGTCTCGATTGGGACTCTCGGCAGACCATCTACGTTTCGCCATACGGTTCCCTCCGGGCCAGACCGCGGTGTCCCCCTGCCCGCGGCCCGGCCCAACTCTGCCGCGTCACTGCGCTTTCACAGCCGGTTTTACCGAGCGCAGCCCACCATTTGGAGTGACGACGCTATGCAACGCCGCCGGCTGCGGTGGAACGGCCAATGTGTCGTGTTCGCCAGGCCCCGGCACTTTGCACGTCGCCACAAACAACGCACCGTCGCTACCGCCTCAAACGCTCGTCGCAATTTGTGTAGTAGGTTGACGGTTGTACCGGGGCCGGGCTAGTGGGACGGGCAGGAATTGAACCTGCGACTGTCGCATCTCACAGTACGTGAGGGCGCCTATGCGTTTTGCTCTACCACTGAGCTACCGTCCCATACGTTTGTGTAATTTCGATTGTCAGCCGCCTTTATCGTGTTCCGTGGAACGGACGCCATCCGGCTCACATCCCAGCTAATCCACGGTGGGCGGCGCATAGGCGTATCCTCCTGACATCTGGTGCGGGTGGTCGCTCGCCGTAGGCGTAGGATGCAGCCCCGCTAGGGTGGTGATAGTTGCCGGGCTTGCCGCGTCCCGGCGTGGTGGCCCCTCTGTGTTCGCGTTCGGCGCTTCGCGCATGGCCACAGGCACATGCGCTGCTACCTAGCTCCTAAGCCCCAGCACTGAGGGCTATCATCGGACACGAATTGCCACTCCCCTTCCGATAATGGACAGCCGCTTGGGATTGCACCAAGAAGGGGCGTGACCACTCCCCCCCGCCTGACGCGCGACTGTGTAATGGTGGGCCGCGCCGCCGTCTGGCCCCGCGGCCGCCGCGCCCTGACAGCAACTACGGCTATGACACGCACGGCGCAACGCCACGTCTACCGCAACAACGCCGCCGCCGCGACCACCAGCACGCCGGCCACCACCATCGCGGCGCACAGCACGCAGTAGGCGGCCAGGCGCATCCCGCCGTCCATGTCCGCCTGCGCTTCGTCCATCAGGCGGCGTTCCGCTTCGGTCAGTCGTTGTGTATTCACAGCGAAATCTCCATAATCTCGTCGTACAGTTCGACGGTGCGTTCGCCGTCACTGAAGCGTCTGCAAATCGGCGCGAGTTGATGCGTCAGGACGTACATCACATTGATGCCGGGCCGACCCAGCAACGCGAGGTACTCGATGGCATGTCTGCCGAGATGTTCTTCCGCCACAGACCAATCCAATCCCTGCCTGTCCATGTCAGTCCCTCCACGCGTCCGCATAGGCGTCGGCGGCAATCCTCGAGTTAAACCAGATCCTATGGTCGAGCGCACCGTCCCTGTAGCAGCTGACCCGATAGCCCCCGTTGATGTACTCCACGACCGCGGTTCGGGTCGCTACGGTAGGATGCCCAGTTTGGGATAACTCATACAGAGTTCTATGTGTTTGCACGGGCTGCGGCCAATCGTGCGGCTAGTTGGGCCTTCTGCGCTTCCGTCATCGGTTTTCGTGGCTTAGATGGGTTGCGTAGGCTCAACTGATTGGCGGGCAGCGTGT